GTGACAACCTGACTGTCCAAGACACCTTCTGACCGTAAGTCAAGGTATCTGTCTAAATCAAGTGCGTCTTCAACACTTGATATCAGTTCATTGCGCTTAAGATCTAGTTCATTACCACGCACGAAGCCGCGTAGTTCTAGTGATATTTGACCTGTACGTCTACCTACTGCAGGAGCACCCATTGACACACTGGTGCGTTCTTCTCCAGCAAAGTTTACTAATACAGCGGGGAATTGTGTGATTGCCAGTTCAGCAACATTAAATGGCTCGCGAGTCACAAGTCTAAATCCAGGATCTGCTCGTTCCTTAAGGATTGTGACTACATTTTTTACTATTCGTTCTCTTAAACTTGTCATCTACGCAATCTCAAGTAGGTATCTGGTTGTTTCTCATCATTACTAAAGATCCCATCGTTGTCAATGTCATAATGCACACCTTCACGAATACACAAATCCATTTCGTGTTCAAAGCGACCCTGATAGTATTTCATCATTTCCATAAATCTATCACTGTCAGGCTCAAACTTTGTAAGTTTAGGACAAATATGATAAGCAAGTGCGTGATACACAGTTGCCTTTGTCCACTGTGTGCTATCTAATTTTGTGGTGTCCATCAAGACAAAATCACCGCGAATGGTGATGTCTACTCTTAATTGTTTTTGATATTGGGGCCACCAGCGTACAGACAGGACTCTATTAATTTCAGTTTCGCTTTGTGCTAACTGACTATCCCAGTTTAATTCACCGTACTCAAGTATTGTAGGTTCCACGACCAATAAGTCGTCTATTGTAGCGTATGCCATTTAGGGTCCTTCCTTAAATGTTAGAGCAGTCCTTCTGCTAATCTTATTTATACTCAAACAAAAAGGGACTTGCGTCCCTTTTTGCTTTTAACGGCGGGCTTATGGCGTAAACCCTCGTCACTATGTTTTTAGCATAGTTATTTATTACGATACGATAGAACTATCGTTCTCTAATGTACATCCATACTGTTCGTAGATAACACCAACACCGTACATTGCGGATCCTACGATCTCGTCTGCACGAAGTGATGCATCACGTTGTGTTTCAATCTGAATGTCACGCATCATTGCTAAACCTAATGCATCGCGGTGGAACACAGCACCTGTGTAGTCACCAGCGGTACCTGTGTTGTCAATGTTTGATGTTTCAAACACTGGAACACCTGCAAGCATACCAACATAACCTGTTGCTAATGCTTCATTCTGCATAATACCTGCATTTGGATTTGCGAATGTGTTTGTTAAGTTTGCTTTCAAGTCGTAAGCAATACTTGGGTGAACAACACAGGCTAAATCAGCACCAGGAACGCCAAGAGCACGTAGTTTTGAAACGGCCTGGAATACCTGTGCGGCTGATAATGCTGTTGTGTGATCACCAACTGTGTTTGTTGTGAAACTTGCAAATAATGCAGTTAAGTCTTTGTCCATCTTGGTTGCGATTGCTTCACCAAATAAACGTCCAACGTCAGCAACAACATTAGAAGCACTACTTACACGGCTTAAGTCTGTGACTGTTGCCATTAAGCCAACTTCTGCTACTGTTAAGGTAGCACCTGATGTTGAAATTGCATTACCTGTGATGTCACCACCCTCACTTAATGAGTATGCTGTTGATACTGGGTAGATTGGAACAGTGACTGTTTTACCCTGCTGTGGACCCAAGTTGTAGGTCTTGACAAGGTTTCTCATAATAGAACGCTCCTGGGCAACAAACATTGCTTCCGCAACGATTGAAGGCAACAGATCGTTCAGGGTTGTGGTTGTACTAATTGTCATTTAAGTATCCTTAAGTTAACGAAGACCCTGTGTCTTCCTATATTCTTTGTAAATTTGTCTATGCTCTGGATTAGACATATCTAATTTAGTCACATCTAATGGTTGAGCGGACTGTGATTGGATACTGTTTCTACTTGCGGTAGTAGCGGGACCTGCTGAAACAAAGTGTGGATTCGTATCCAAAAATGTTTTAACAAGTTCATCAACACGCATTGGCTCACCTGAATCGTTGTATCTTACTTGTCCTCGTTCATCTACAACTTCAACATCACCTGCTTCACCAACTCTAACGCTGTTGCGTAGTAGGCTTTTAACCTGCTCTGGTGCAACTGCCTTATAGCGTGCCGCGGCTTCTGTTAAGGGCGACTCAATGCGATACTGTGCTATGATACTATCGCGACGTGCGATTTCAGCATCCTTTTTTGCAGCCAAGTCTTTAATAATTTCATCATACTGACCGCGAGACTTTTGTTCTTCTAGACGACGCTGTTCAAGTTCTAACTTGTATGTGCGTAGTTCTTCTAGATCACCTAAATCCTGATAAGGTTTAAGTGCCTTTCTCTCTGCGGCGGCTCTTGTTTTAGCCATTGCATCATCAAATTCTTTTTGACTGTACTGCTTTTCTGCCTGACTTTGAGTTTCTACTGGGGTGTCAGTGACCTTTTCATCTTCTGTTGCCAATGTTTCTTGCTCCATTGTTAAGCATACCTCCTAATTTTACGAGTTGAGTGTCTCGTTTGTGCTTTTATTTAGCGTAAACACAAAAATTTACTTCTTTTTAGGTCTAGGACGTGGTTTCTTTGGTTTATAATACGCCATTACTGTCTCCTTTTTACCATTTTACTTTGTCTGCCCAGTAAGCACCACTGAATACACCGCGAGCAATGTTCTTTGCGTGTCTTGCTTTGAAACTTCTACGCCTTGCTCGCTCACTGGCTGTGCTGGGATTCTTACCTGCACCTTGTACTCCCTGCTGTCCAAAGCGAATAAGTCTAACCTTATCACCTTGTTTTGCTAATACTGCGTGGCTTTTAGTCTTATGACTAGGGGTACGTTTAGGTTTGTTATAACCTGGGAATGTCATTCCACGATATTTAACTGCCACTGTCTGCTCCTTTTTAACGACTTCCTTTTCTTATGGCTAGACGTACAGGAATACCCTGATTCTTAAGATGTCGTTGTGCTATTCGCATACCTTTGTTAAAACTGCTACTGCTTCTTGTCAACATACGTCCGCCACCTTTGGCATAGCGATAACCTGCTTTATGTCCTCCACAGTTGCCTGTTTTACATTCAGATCCGTAATACTTTGCCATTATGTCTCCTCGTATCCTTCTACTACTAATTGTTCGTGTTGTGCAGGACTAGTCACTTGGACTACTTCACCTGATGCAGGGTTAATCATCTCGTGTTCTACAAAGTCTGCGGATTCTGTAGGCTGTTCTGTGATGTATTCTTCTGCTTCTACACCTAACAATTCTAATAACTGATAATCAATAACACGTGCGACTGCGGGGTCTGAACTGGTTGCTTTGGCAATGTTCAACTGCTTGAGTTCACGCTCTTGATCTCTAATATTGAAACTGTCAGGGTAATCAATCTCGCCATCAAATACACGACCTTCATACTCTGACCATAATGCCCAGATATGCTCTTCACACAATTCTAAATTGTCTGCTTTGTCTGACAGGCGTGCATTTAACATTTGAAATTCTGTTTCTAATGCAACACCTGACAGTTGGCTAACTTCTTGTGCTCTGGCTGAACCCAAGTTAGCCATACGGTCAATCGCTGATACCTGTTCTCTAATACTTTCGTGAATACTTTCTATACTGTTGCCTGATGGTTCCAATAGATAAGGCTTCAAGCCTGGATCCATATTGTCTTCCATCTGAATAATACTGCCTGCTCCAGCCACTGCTTCTGTGCCTGGTGTTTTAACGAGGCTAGGATGTGTGCCTAGTCTAATACCTTCTTCAATGTTTGAATTAAAGTTGTAGATGGCACGCTGTGCTGTTGCCACATCCTCAATATCACTAATACCAAAACCACGTTGTATGCCACGCTGTGCATAGAGTAGGACTGCGGGTATGCGTCCTAAATCATTTGGCTCTACACTGACTAGGTTAGCGTCACGACGTGTGTTGTCTATTAAGGTAGTTGTGATGTCTGTTTCAGTCCATTCGCGGATTGTGGTTGTGCGTCCATCATCATTGTCTTCTGCAATCTTAAGGTAGTCAATATAGTGTACACCATTGACTGCTCTAGACCAATGCCAATCTAAAATATTAAGAGGACTGATAAGGCTAACATAAGGACGAATGTTCTGTCCTAGTTCTTCTGCTCGTGTGCGTGATTGTGTAGCAGGCTTTGACACCATAATCCAAGCGTGTCCAAATATGGCACTATAGGTTGCGGCGTCTTTCATAAAGTTGTCAAAACTTCTACCTTCCAAGTCAGCATCCCGTAAGAATGCCTCAAGGTTAGGGTCTGTGGCGAGGCTACCAAAGTCTCTGCGAGGCTTTTGGCGGAATAAGAATGCGTTGTAAATTTGTATGACTGAACGACAGTGATTATCAATTGGCGTAGTTTCTAACCGCATCTGATAATCATTCTCTGACTCTGTCACATACCTTGTTAGATAGTTGCCCTGTTTGTATTCATCACCACCAAGATAACTCTCTAATAAAAACTTCCAGCGGAGTCTATTCTTTTCGTAAAAAGGGTGTGTCTGCATTACCTTAATATATTCTTCACGCATTGTTGTTCCTTGGCCTCTCTAATATTTATTGCGACCTAACAGATTGTGTTTGGTGTCTCCAAACTGTAGGTTCGTCTCGTCTTTCGTGTTCTTTGCGTATAGGTCTCAAGTATTGTACACCGTAGCCCAGTGCATCATTCATATGACTAAAGTCCTGATCGCCACCTTTCTCTGGAATTTGTGTATTTTCTTTGTATACCTGCTTCTCCAAACTTTCTATCACTCTGCGACATCTAGGGTCAATCCAAAGATTAACTTCACCGTCAGTGTTTTTAAATGCCGCATTCACTGCATTAATACGATCACGAACTAGGGGGTGGCTTCTGTGGTAGAACACTCTGAATCCAGCGTTCTCAAGAATTGTTATATCTGTTCGTCCCCCTGCTGATGTTTTACGCTGTACGCCTGCTGGGTCTGGATATACTCTAACTGACTTGTTAGGATATCTATTCTTTATTTCATCAACCAGTTCATCTGTATTACTGCTCCATATGACTATTTCATCAATCACGTGCAGTTGCTGTTCGCCTACAAATATGGCTACGCAGGCTGATATTGGATTTACGTTAAAGTCACAAAAGATTAAAACTTCTCTTGGTATTTCCATTGTAAAAGGTTTAACATTTTGTGCTCGTTCAAAGTTATAGTAGATGCGTCCTGAATATGTTTCAAAGGTGGCTTCATACTCTTGTCTAAATTGACGATCACTCAAGTCTCTACGTGCCTGTGCAATCTCCTCTTCACTGACACGCCCACCATCAATCGTTTTAAAACTCCAACTACGCCAGGCAGCATCTTCATTCTGTCTATTGTACAAATCATATGCCCAGTTGTGTATGCCCATTGGTGTTGATATGAACATAGCACTACCATTACGATCAGATAGTGTTGGACGCAGTACTTCAGTCCAAGCGTTCTCATCTATCATCGCGAATTCATCCATAACCATAAAGTCAAGGCCCACACCACGCAGGCTGTCTGGATTATCTGCACCTCGTAATGCGATAGTGCTACCATTGCGTAGTGTAATAGTAAGTTCAGACTCATTAATCTTCTGTGCCCATCTTAAATCTTGTAGTCGCCACTTGAGTGGTTGCCATACAATCTGTTTTGCCATACGATAGGACGGAGCAATGTACCATACACGACGATCAGGGAATCGTGCTTGTCTTGCCAGTTCTCTAGTTGCCAAGTAGGTTTTCCCCCAGCGCCTGCCCGCAACAATACATTTAAAGCGATGTTCGTCACTGGCTACTTCAGCCTGTCCCAAATTCAATGCCATTATTTGTCCTCTGTGTCACTCCAAGGTAGCGGCTCTTGGCTTTCAGTGTGTGCGGGATTGTCACTCATTCCTAGCAAATTCTTCGCGAGAAAAATCTGCATTACTGCGTGTCCGCCTAGAGCATTCTTAAACATAGCCTGTCTTAAGCGTATCTTAATATCTTCTCTTGCTTTTGCTAGGTATTCCTTAAAGTTGTATCTCAAGGTCTGTTGATCTATGCCAAACCAAGTGGCTATTTCAGTGTCAGTACAGCCTAGTGCACCTAGTTTAAATACTTCATCTGGTGGAACAATTCGTTGGCGATCCCCACGTCCAACCTTGAGTCCTTCTTTAGTCACAGTTCCCCATTTGGGATCCTTACGTCTTTCATACTCCCAACGATGCGGACACTCTTGGTGTGGCGGTTCGTCAGGTAAGAAATCGTCTTCTATATCAGCCATTGTTTACACATATCTCTTTTCAACACGAATCTTAAAGCGTCTAACATCTGTCAGTCCTTCGTTAGTCACAATTGTGTTTTTAATAACATAGACATTGCCTACTGCACCACCTGATATTTGGCTACTGACTACGCCATCTAATATGGTTGCTGAACCCACTGTTAGGTTTGCAGTGTGTGTGCTTTCCTGTGTCATTGTGGCTGATGTGATTGTGTCACCTGTGGGTAGCCAGTCTGACCAGTCTATGCTGTAATCTAATACGCTGTCTGGATCCTTGGTAATATAACTACCTGCTAGATCGCGACTGTATCCTGTTTGTGATATTGTCATTGGGGTATCCTTTGTAATCTTGTTCCTACGAGCGTTGTAGGCAATATAGCCTGTTCTGCTTGTCTTGTTTCTGGTTTAACTACTAGTCCTAGAGTTTCTTCAAGGGTAGTATTTATTCTGGTCTCTGATTTGACACTTAATACTGAATTTTGATCACTTACCTTTGTGATTCTAGTTTCAGGTTTAACCTTGACCTGATAGTATTCGTCTATGTAGAAGATTCTTGCTTCTGTTGGGTCAAAGTCAGTGTTGATCTCTTGTACTATTTCAAGATCAATACCTATTAAATAACCCGCTACAATCTCTGCATCAGCGGCGGCAGAGAGACTGGCTGTTGCTGTTTGTGTGATTGCGGCTGCAACATCTGCTAATTCTGCGGCTATGTCAAGTTCTTGACTAACCGTAATTAATCTACCTGCTAATTGTATGTCTACATCTGTTTCAATTGACAGCGTGGCTTCTGCTTCTTGTGTAATACCTGATATTAGGGTTAGGTTTGATTCTGCAGAGAAGTCTGCTTCACTACTGCCTAATATAACACCTGTACCACCTGTGACATACTGTTCTATTACCACAGTGGCAGAGGATTCTGTGATGACGCCTGCTGTAATTAAGAATCCAGGTTGTGCTAATGGTATGTTGGCTACTGCTTCAAGTTGAGTGCTACCGCCTCTCGTAATACTGCTGTCTGCTAGTACACTTGTAGTCTGCTCTAGATCTGATTGTGCAAATATTGCCAGTGTACCCGTTGCGGTTAACTCTGTGTCTGTGTTTAATTCTGCACTACCGCCAGGAGTTTTATTTGCCAGTGTATCTGCTACTGTGCAGTCTATGTCTAGTGTTAGTGCATCACAGTCAATAATAACGCCTGTAGTAGACTGTATATCTAACTCTGCTGATATACTACTGCTACCTGAATGCAGTAAACCACCTGTTATGGCTGTATCTAGACTAAAGTCTAGGCTAGACTCTGCACTGATATCTAGTTGTGCGGTTAAAGTGGTGCTGACAGAATCTTCTAAATCTGCTGTACCACTAAACAGCATACCTGCTAGTGTATCTGCAACGGTAAATTCACTAGTGATACTAGAAGTTACAGAATGTAAGTTTACTTCGTAGTATACACCCCACTCATATTCGTATGCTATGTAAACGTTGATAGCATATTCATCAAAAAGTGTATTGTCTGCTTCAACACCAACGTTGGCGAAGAACAATTCATTGTTGAATGTGTTGGTTTCTGCCGCAGTTATGGTGGTAGCATTACCAGTTATCTCATAACTTGTGGGTTCTGTGTTGCTATAAACTGGTGATGTGTCTGCTGTTGAAAATTTAACGAAACTGAATGTGCTGACACTGGTGTTGCCCTGATCTGTGTAGTGTTCTGTAAATGTACTGCCTTGTGTGCCCAGTGTTGGATAAGCATAACGCTTTACCCATTTACCTACGACACTGACATTACCAGTTGCTCCTGGTAGTGTGTTACCACCTGGGAATGTGTAGTCTGGTATTGCGGTAGTTTCTTCAAAATAGTCATCTACCATATACTGATTGTCTGCGTCAGCCGCATAACCATCAGTGATATAGTCTGTTACAAAATACAGTCGTGTTTCGTCAGCAATGTATTTGCCAGTACCTGCACCAAGACTGGCACTTAAATTACCAATAGTAAAGTTTTTAGCACTGACATTGGCATAGTAGATGGGATTACCATTTACACCATAGGTTAGATAGTGGCTGTTGACCGCTCCAGGATTACCTAAAGGATCTGTTGTAATTAAACCTGTGCTAGGACTTCGCCATCCGCCATAGTTTTCAGTTTTTATCCAACCTTCGCCAACTTCATCAGCAAATGAATTGAAGTATGCATTCGCTAATGGCTGTGTGTTCTGTAAGGTTTCAGTAACCACACTGACACTACTATTGCCCTGAATGTCAATAGTAGCATTGCCATAGAAATCAGTGTCGTCAGGTCTAAACCAGATTTTAGTAGTGGACACAGTCCATACTCCTGGTTAGATTATGCTAACGAAATCGTTAAGTTTGTATCTGCTATTTGAAAAGTATCACCAGTGGTAACAGTTTTGCTAACTGTAAGATTACCGTAAGCAATAACATTACCGCTTGTGCTGGCGTCCATTACTGCTAGTGCAGTTACGTCACCGTCGTAGTTTGCAGTTGCTGTTGGGAAAGTTACTGCACCATCACTGCTGATTGTGCCTGAACTTGCAACACTAAATTCTACTTGTTTGCGTGTATAACTACCAAGTGTAATTTCATCAGTAAGTGTACCTGCTTCTAAATTAGCGGCCACTGCGGCAGTGTTTCCGTGAAAAAGTGCTACATAAATTCCACTAGCACCTGACCCTGGTTGTGTTAATTCGTTTCTCGCCGTGCCAGTTGTTTGGCAACGGAATAAGTGATTAAGAACAGCGTTCTCATATACATTAGATAAAGCATTAGCCATCTTTAATTGTCTCCCTGGGAAATAGAGTGCGACTCTAGGTCGTCTTAATATTTATACGATTAAAGAATTGGCAGAAAAGGGATACTTTAAAAGGAATGCTGTTAGGTCAGCGTCTTCAACCCAAAAAATTAAATTAACCGTGGTATATTCTTCTACAACGGTCTCTTCAACTGATATTTGTGGTACATATCCTAGTTTATATAAGAATTCTAACTGCGGGTCAGCATCCTTGCCTGACATGGCAGTTAGATCGTGCTCTTCTTCGTATAGAATTTCCCAAGGCCAGTGTTGCTCAAAGTGCAACCTGTGTTTGGTCATATAACTCTTATTTGAAACCTTATCTGATCAAATAGTTCTTGATCTAATGCCGCCATCCAGTTTGACACTTCTTCAACTGCTTCGCATTGTGGGCGAGTAAAGTCTCGTTGTCGTTCTTCAGCGTACAGCATATTGAGCAATATACCAGAAACCATACTTTCTGCAGAGTTCATTCCTTGTCTACCACGCGGTAGTGTATCACGCGGTTTTCTCCACCATTGATCTCGCAGTACTGTTTCGTCTGGATGTTTTGTATTGCTCAAAGTACCCATCTTAACCAGTGTCTTCATTAGAAACTCTAGTATATAAGTGTGATCGTCTTCACTTAAAGTTCTATATTCTGTTTTTGCTGTTGTAAATTTTGGAACATAATGTATTGTTTTCATTCTTACGCCTCCCTAAATTCAGTTATTTGATTATAATAATGAGTAGGCACAACAACATAGCCATCATTATTCAAATAAGCAAATCCAAACTCAATTTGCGTTTTTAGAAAACTTGGAATACTCATTGGAGTTTTAATCCAAATACGTGTTTCGTCTTCATAGCAAAATACTTCTCCTAAATATTTGCCAGTTTGCTTATCACTAATATGCCAATCTTTGTTCTGAATAAAATGCTTGTTCATTACGCTGTCTCCTCGTGGTAGCAAAAAAAGCCTAAACTTCTAATTGGTTTTTTAGCAAAACCCTGGCGATGTAGTTCCTTTTTTACACTTCTTTCAGAAGGGAACTTATTCCCCTTAAATTCTATA